AGGTTATCTTATATGTATAAATATTATATATATTTATACGGAGCGTCGCTCCGCCTCTGCGGGCTACGCGACGTATATATATAGATATTAAATTTAATATATATAATATATATGGGGGAGTTCTGTCGTTTTAACGGGGCGTTTAATCTATGTTTTAAGGGGGCTCTAATGGGGCGTAAACCAGGGGTCCAGAATATACCCAAAGAGGCTGCCAAGAAGCAGGTCATTGAATTACTGAGCCAAGGCTCAACCATTGTAGACGCTATGAAGGCTGTGGGGCGTAACGAGGTTACCTTCCGCCAATGGGTGATGCAATCCCCTGAATTCAAGGAAGAGTCCGACAAGGCTCGCCTGGCGGGCAAAGGGGTCAAGGCTGACCTGAAGAACCTCAAGGATATTACCTTTGAGGAGTTCTCACAGCAGTTCCTAGACTCCCAACTCTTTGAGCATCAACTTTCCTGGGTAGACCTGATTGAGGGCAAAGAACCCCGCTGGTTACACCCTAATATGATTTACGAGCCAGGGGCTGCCAACCGTGTGTTGCTCAACGTGCCACCTGAGCACGCCAAGTCAACCACCATCACGATTAACTATGTGACCTACGCTTTGGCGATTAACCCGAATATCCGTATCATCATTGTCTCTAAGACTCAGGGTATGGCTAGAAAATTTTTAAGTGCGATTAAGACCCGCCTGGACCACCCATCTTGGATTAAGTTACAGATGGCATTTGGTCCTAACGGCGGTTACAAGGCTGATTCACCTACCTGGTCAGCCGATATGATTTATCTAGGAGCGGGACGCGATTCTGGCGAGAAGGACCCTACGGTTCAAGCCCTTGGATTTGGTTCCCAGATTTACGGCGCACGCGCCGACCTGATTATCCTAGATGACGTTGTGATGAACTCAAATGCCCACGAGTGGGAGAAGCAAATTGAATGGCTTCAGAAAGAAGTTATCACACGTCTGGGACGGCACGGCAGACTTCTTATAGTTGGAACCCGTGTCGCTCCCGTAGATTTATATAAGCAGATTCGTGATGGCGCTAACTGGACTGGTGGCAAAAGCCCCTTTACCTATTGTGCAATGCCAGCGGTTCTGGAGTTTGACGAGAAGCCAGCCAACTGGCGAACCCTTTGGGCTAAGACTGACAGACCTGAAGGAGATGTGGACGAGGCAGATGACAACGGACTTTATCCTAAATGGGATGGACCCGCGCTCTTTACAAGGCGCTCTGAAGTCGCTCCGTCGGTCTGGGCTATGGTCTACCAACAAGAAGATGTCACAGAAGATGCCATCTTCCCCCCAGCCACAGTTGCAGGTTCCGTCAACGGAATGCGAAAACGTGGACCGCTAAAGCCTGGTGCTCCAGGACATCCTAAGCACGTTGAAGGATTTACGGTTATTGGTATTGACCCTGCTATGACAGGTGCTACCGCAGCCGTTGCTTGTACCTACAACAAGTCAGATGGCAAAATTTATATTTTAGATGTTGCCAATATGACAGAACCAACGCCCGCCAAGATTCGTAACCTGATTGAAGAGTGGGTGATGAAGTACCGCCCACAGGAGTTGCGTATTGAAATCAACGCACACCAGAAGGCTTACGCTTTAGATGAGGATTTGCGCCAATGGCTATCTGCCTATGGTTGCACACTTAACCCTCACTTTACTGGCAAGAACAAGTGGGATACATCTTTCGGTGTTGCTTCTATGGCAACCCTGTTTGGGTCTTTGCGTGATGGAAGATTCCAAGATAACAACTTGATTGAACTACCAAGCAACGAAGGCTCAGAAGGTTTGAAGGCTTTGGTACAGCAGTTGATTACTTGGAAGCCTGACACAAGAAACGCAACCGACTGCGTGATGGCTCTTTGGTTTGCCGTCATCCGCATACGCGAGATGATGCAGAAGAGTTCTAATCTAACAAGATATGCGAACAATCGCTGGACTACCAGGGTACAACGCCAAGGTAGAGCAAGTATTAACTTAGACGAAGCCTTTGCAGAGCAATGGCAAGAAACATACGGATAGGAAATTATGGCACTCTCAATTGAACAGATTACGGCGCGAGTTGAATCGCTCCGCTATCGCTCTGTAGACAGGGACCAACGTAACCTTGACGTACTTGCTGTGCGTAAAGGACAGATTGCATCTGTTTATCCTGACTTCTTTCCAGACGGAGTAGATGCAAACGTTGTAGCCAACTTTGTTGACATTGTTGCTCGTGACTTGTCTGAAGTTATGGCTCCGCTTCCTGCAGTCAATTGCTCTGCTGCTAACGCCGTTAAGGACCGCGCTCGCGCTTTTGCTGATAAGCGCACAAGAATTGCTTCTAACTATTTTGCACACTCAGACCTTTCGGTACAGATGTACCAAGGTGCTGACTGGTATCTCACATACGGTTTCCTCCCATTCATTATTGAACTGGACGAGGAAGCGAAGTTGCCACGCATCCGCCTAGAAAACCCAATAGGTGCTTACCCAGATTTTGACCGCTACGGACGCTGTGTTGCTTTCGCAAAACGCTATATGATGACACTAGGCGAATTGGTTTCTCTGTTCCCTGACTACGAGTATCAACTTCTCGGTGGCTTACGCTACGAGCAAGACTTGACTCAGCAGGTTGAGATGATTCGCTACTATGACAAAGACCAGTCAGTTATCTATCTTCCTACAAAGGAAAACCTAGTCCTTTCTCGTGCAGAGAACCCACTAGGAAAGATGATGATTGTTGTTGCAAAGAAGCCATCTGTTGATGGTGAGATGCGTGGTCAGTTTGATGACATCATTGGTATTCAATTGCTTCGTAACCGCTTTGCTCTTCTTGCTATGGAGGCAGCAGAGAAGTCTGTACAGGCTCCGATTGTTCTGCCTTCAGACGTAAACGAATTGCAACTAGGTGGAGACGCAATCATCCGCACAGCAAACCCTGCTGGCGTTCGTCGCGTTGAACTTACAATTCCACAAGGCGCATTTACTGAGCAGACATTGCTCAATCAAGAAATGCGTGTTGGTGCTCGTTATCCTGAAGGACGTACAGGAAACATTGATGCATCAATTGTTACAGGTCAAGGTGTACAGGCTCTTATGGGTGCATTTGATACACAGGTCAAGTCAGCACAGGCAATCTTTGCTTCTGCTCTTCGTGACGTAATTCAGATTTGTTTCCAAGTTGACGAATTAATTTTCCCATTAGAAAAGACCATCCGTGGTGTTGACTCAGGTTCTCCATACGAGATTACCTACAACCCACGCAAGGACATCAAGGGTGACTACTCAGCAGATGTTCGCTACGGAATGCTTGCAGGTCTTAACCCTGCACAAGGTCTTATCTTTATGCTTCAGGCTCTTGGCGGAGGTCTTATCTCAACTGACCTTGCAATGCGTGAACTTCCATTTACAGTTGACGTAACTAAAGAACTTGAAAAGATTGAAGTTGAAAAAATGCGTGGCTCATTGCTTCAGGGACTACAGGCAATGTCACAAGCAATCCCACAAATGGCTGCTGCAGGTGAAGACCCAACAGATACCATTCAAAAGATTTCTGCAGTAATCAAGGCACGCCAAAAAGGACAGGCACTTGAGGACGCGATTGCGGATGTATTCGCACCTGCAGAACCAGTCCCTCCTGCTGGAGTTGCCCCTGAGATGGTTGAGCAAACGTCCCCTGCTCCCGCTGGCGCTCCAGTAGGAGGCTCTCCTATGGAGATGGGCGCAGGTGGTCCACCAGATGTTATGACACTTCTATCAGGTTTGACTGGTGGAGGAGAAGCCACAGCAAGCGTCAGAAGCGCACGACAACTTTAATCTAAGGAGGGGACAATGACCACATTAATTGCAGTTCAAGGTAAAGGCTGGGCTGCTATTGGTTGTGACTCACGCTCTTCAGATGAAGATGGTCGTCCAATGGTTATGGCTACACACAAAATCATTGAGAACAATGGCGTACTAATCGCAGGTTCTGGCGCAGGACGAGGTTCAAACATCTTGCAGTTTGGTTGGAAAGCACCAAAGCCAACAGCAGCAGATGCACAAGACCTTGATGGTTTTGTAACTAAAAGATTTATACCTGAGATGCGTAAAGCATTTATTGATTCAGGTTACGATATGAAAGAGGACGGGGATGCTGCAGCGCACGATTCACAATTTCTTATTGTTTTGCGTGGGGTTATCTATCCTATCTTTGAAGATTATAGTTGGGACCGTGATACTCGTGGTGTCTACTATTCTGGCAGCGGTAGCACTATTGCCCTTGGTGCTTTACAAATTTTATTGGCTGGAGTTGAGACCCTTACTCCAGATGTTGCGACAGATGCAATTGAAAAAGCAATCAAAGTAGCATCTGACTGGGACATCTATACCGCACCACCCGTACTAACGAAAGTGCAGTATGCCAAATGACTAAAGAGTTTCGTACAAAAGTAGAAGAAGCATTGCGTATGTTGGTTGACAACGACGCAAATGGAACCAACTACTTGTGCTCTAACTGGGTTCTTATCTCAGAGTGGGCAGATTTTGAAGGTAGCCGTTACTTACATACAGAGGTGAGTGAGGCTATGACTCCGTGGAACGCAGTCGGAATGATGCGTCTTGCGGAAGAGTACAACAGTGAATTAGTAATTGACAACACACAAGAGGAGGATGAAGATGCCTAGAGGCGGAATGCGTCCAACTGCACCACAAAATAATCCTGCAAATGTATCTGCTACAGGTGGCAACGGACAATCTGGTACACAGGCTGCTCGCTACTACTCAGGTGGTACATACGGACAGGGACAGGAAATGATGGCGCAGCAAGAAGGAGCACCTCTTGCAGGTCAACCAGCAACACCAGCATTTAAGCCAAGCAACCCAGTTCGCAACCTTCCACAAGCGACTCCGATTACTGCGCCAACTGCACGTCCAGATGAGCCAGTAACAACAGGAATTCCTATAGGACCAGGAGCGGGACCTGAAGCACTTGCGCTTCCAACTACACAAGATAATAACGAGGACAAACAACGTCTTCTTTCTTACCTACCAGCGTTGGAAGTGGCTGCTCAAAGCCCTAACTCCTCACAAGCATTTCGTAATTATGTGAGAGTGTTAAGGGCTAATCTTCTATGAGTGAACGCGAAGCAGCGCAAAGGGCTTTAGAAGCCAAGAACAAAGCGGGCAATCCATCTGCCTTTGATGTGATGGGAGCATTTAGCAACTACTACAATCCAACTGCTAATCCTGCTAAGGCAGATTCAGTTGCTTTGGGGTTTGGTACTTCTCTAAAGCCAGTTAATCGTGCAGAAGCAGTTGCATCATTTAATGCACAGCAGAAAGCAAAGAGCCCTACAACTGGTTCATTGCAACCTGCTGCACAACAGTCAGGTTTCTGGAGCAAAGTATTTGGTGCTATGGAGAAGGCTTACAACTTCTCATCACAGGTTGTTTCATTTGGTCTTACCCTTGGAGAAGAAAGCAATCCTTTATACCAAGGTGGATTTGAGTTTGATAACGTCAAGAACTCTTGGAATGCTGCTCGTCAGATTTCTCCAGGTCGTGCATTTGTTCGCACCTTTGCTGGTAACAGCATTGATGACATTGAGGGTCTATTCTCTGGCGTAGTAAAGACCGTAAGTGGTGGAAAATTATCTGGGGCAGATAAATTCCTACAGGACCATATGCTCTTTGCAGCAAATGATTTTAATATTTATGACGAGGCTCAACGTGAAGAGGCTTTCCGTACACAAACGATAGGTCGCTTTAGTTCGCTTGCAACAGATACGGTTGCTCGTTTTACAATTGACCCAACAATTTTTGCTGGTAAGTTGTACAAGGCATACAAGGTTGCTGGTGTAACTGTCAAGTCTGCCGAAGAACTCAAGGGCATTATGGCTGGTACAGTTACTGGTCGTCGTGCAACTCGCATTCGTGCAACTATGAACGACTTCATTGAGAAGACAGACGGTATGAACCAGTCTGATTTGTTCCGCGTTAAGGCTATTCGTGAGTCTGCTAACCCAGCATCCTTTGCTGATGTGCTTGCAGATGCCAATAAGATTGATGACAAGGTAACTCGTCACCAAGCCAAGATGGATATTATCAACTGGGCTATGGGTGATGCCTCTGCAGCCAACCGCTTAGTGGAAACACAAGGCGCAATTGCTGCCAAGATTGGTCAACTACAGGACGAAGTTGTCCAAGCAAAATATTTTGGTCAAAGTTTTGACAAGAAGACTGGTCAGTACACATTTGATTTAACTAACAATGGTCCTGACTATGAGAATGTTGTAGAACTTGCCAAGCAGTTTGAGGGCGAACTTGCTGCTATCAACAAGAAGTTGGCAACAGAAGCAATCATTGACCCTACTAAGGTTCCAAAGTTTGATACTTTGTCCCTTGCACGCCAAGCAGCATCACGCAGTCAAGAGTTTATTGACGTTCGTGCAGGTGCTGCAGGTGGCGTGTTCCGTGTTCTTACAGGTTTTGCCTACAAGACACCTAAAGGCTGGATTGATTTTACAGATAATCAGTCAGTTCAGACATTAGACAATATGCTTAACCGCGTTCGTGGTTTCTCAGACAAGCAGCGTCAGGTTTATGTAACTAAAATTGCTGACGCACAGAACAAACTTAAGGCTGGAGTCAAAGACCCAGAACTTAAGAAGGAACTTGTTGCAGAGATTAAGAATCTCAAGGCTGATATGAAGCAAGCAGCGTTCACAGTCCAGCGTCGTGATGAACTTTTTGCAAAGTACACACAGGCTGTTGACCCTAATGACCGTGCTTTTGTTTATCAGCAGATTGAAGAGGAACTGTTCAACACAGTTGCCCGTCAGTTTGGCTACCAAGAGGCAGATGTTCGCAAGGCTTGGACTGTATTCTCACAAGGTCGTGCCAAGGCTCACAACATTATCCGTGAGCGTGCGTACACAGGTGCAATTGACCCTGCTACAGGAGCACCAGTTGGTGCAAAGGTCAAGCCAATCGTAGGAGATGAAGCAACATATGTCATCCCGCTACCATTGAATGAGACTCAACTAGTCAAGCAGTTGCCAACTCTGGATATTGACCAGATGTACAACGTATTGAACAAGTACACAAGAGCACAGCGTGTAGATAAGTTCGGTAAGGTCTACAACAAACTACGCCCAGCCCAAGGTTTAGGCGAGGATTTGATTGATGGTCTTGACTCACTACTTAAGTTTGAAGTTTTAGCACGTCTTGGTTACCCAGTTCGTAACGTGACTGAGGGACATATGCGTATCCTCACGACAGCAGGACCTATGGTTATCCTTAATAAGATTAAGGCTGGCTCACGAAACATTATCTCTAATGGCTTCAAGGGTGCATCACTAGATGACATCTACAACTGGAGCGATAGCGTCAAGTTAAACACTAAGCGTACTGAGTTGGCTGCAATGCTAGACAATGCAGATGACCCAATCCAGATTCAGCGTGAGATTGACGAAATTGACAAGATGCTTGATGGCACAATCAAGATTAAGGACCGCTATGGTCTTGGCTTGCGTGAGATTGATGGCGTTAAGTATGAAGATGCTTTGGGTGCTACACCTGAGCGAGCCAGATTTATTCAAGAGAAGTTTATTGCTAACGCAGCGAAGATTGTTGATAACCATTTCAGCGAATCTTCAAAGAAGTTAAAGAACCTATATGAGACAAACGGGGACTTCGTTGTCATCAGAGGTTCAGATGCTATGTGGGAAGATGCTTACTACCGTGTAGTTAATCGTCAAGTCCGTAATAGCAAGTTGACTTCTATCCTGCTACAGAATAAGCCAAGAGAACAACTCATTGATGAAGCAGAGATGTTCCTATTGAAGAACTCTGAGGGTCGTAAGATTCTTAAGAACCTTGCAATGGGTCGTGATGCCCGTGCTATCGCTGAAGCCAATATGCTTAACGTTGAGAACTTGTTCCCATCTTGGGTTAATCCTAAGTTAAAGGACATTGCATCTAAGCGTGCTATTACTCTTGACGATATCAAGAAGTATTTCGGTACAGATACCACACGTCGTCCTGATGTGAACGCAGCACAGATAGGTGCAGCCAACGGAACAGGCGTTGCTGCCCGTATGTGGGGTGATTTCCTAGAGGGATTCTATAAAGTAATGGGTGAAATCCCAGAATCTGAATTAGTTCGTAATCCACTCTTTGTTGACCTATATCGCAAGCGTATGGCAGCATCTGTACAGAATGCTATTGAAACATACCCTGGCAAGGATATTCCACAGGCTTATCTGCGTAAACTAGAAAACTCATCCCGTCAATGGGCAAGAGCAGAACTACGTCGTACACTTTACGATACATCAGAGCGTGTATCTGCAGCCAAGAGTCTTAAGTATGTGTTCCCCTTCTTCGGAGCATTTGCTGACGTGGCTGAAAAGTGGGGTCGCATTGTTCTTAATGACCCATCAGTTATCCGTAAACTAGAAACAGTTTATGATTCACCTGACCGCTCAGGTATGGTTGAAGAACGTGATGGTATTACATACATTAATCTTCCTGGTGAGTGGGCTAAGCGTCTTACATTAGGTAAAGTTGAGGGACGACCTCTTGCAATTCCTAAGCCATCACTCAATCTCATCTTCCAAGGTGGTGCTTGGTGGAATCCAGGTGCAGGTTGGTTCGTGCAGTTCCCAGCATCAGCACTATTGAAGGCTATTCCAGACCTAGAACGTAATGCTTTAGTTAAGGAAATCCTTCCATACGGTGCAGATGGTACTGGTTGGAAAGATTTAGTTGTTCAATCTGCAGGTGCTCGCAAGATTCTTGCCATCTTTGATGAAGATGACCCTATGCGTAAGAACTTAACTGTGCTTATTGCAGCAGAAGAGAACCAAAAGTATGACAGCGGTCTTCGTGCTACAGCACCTAGTGCTAAGGAAATCAATAAGAGAGTACGAGATATCCTTGGTATGGAAGCAGCAGCACGTTTGGTCTTGCCATTTGCAACCAATACACGCTCACCTTACCAGTACTACATTGATGAGTACCACCGTCTTCGTGAAGAAGACCCAGTAACTGCTGCTGATAAGTTCTACGACAGGTACGGAGATGACTACTATCTCTTTACAACTAGCCTATCTAAGAACAACACAGGTATTGGCGCAACTATTGAGGCAGATAAGCGTACAAAGCAACTGTCAGATTTGATTGCAAAGAACCCTGAGTACGGTTGGTTCCTTGTAGGAGATGCTAACGCAGGTCAATTCTCACCTACTGTTTATCAAAAGCAGCGTGAGATGGCAGTAGCCCCAGGTAGCACACGCAAGTTCCGTGAGTCTCAAGACCCATACGAGGCTATTAAAGAGACTAATGCCGAAAAGGGTTGGCTTGAGTACAACAAGGTTAATGACTTAATTGAAGCACAGCGTATTGCTCGTGGTCTTAAGACATTAAACTCAAAGGGTGCTGAAGACCTTAAGCAAATCAAGGAAGAGTTTATTGCTGAGTTGTCTCAGGAGAACCCTGACTGGGCAACAGCACGAGGCAAGATTGATACAGGCAAGGTTAACAACTTCTTGAAGTTTGCTAATACTGCAGTCAAGGACCCACGTCTTGCCAATCGTTCCGATATGAAGAGTATGAAGGAATACTTGGAAGTTCGTGAATTGATTGTAAATGCTTTGTCTCAACGCAAATCAAAGAGTCTTGACAATGAAGGTAACGCTGATATCAAGGAAATCTGGGATGAGTTCATTGGTGACTTGATTGACCAAGATGTTACATTCAACAAAATCTATACACGCATACTTGAAAATGATGACCTTCGGAAGGGCTTATAATGAGTGCTGCAGATAAGGCAAAGGCTAAACTTAGTGGCGAATCTAGCGCTGCTACAGGATACGCTCCTGGAACTGTATATCTAGGTTCAGAGGCTTATGCTGCTAGTACAGTTATGAGTCCTACTGGAACTACATACAACATTCCTGCTGGCAAGTCAGACCGTACCGTTCCTCTTAATGATGCAAAGAAACTTTACATCACAGACCCAGCAGTCAAGGCAAAGTGGAATGCAGCGCTAAAGAAGTATGGCTTTGAGACTGACCCAATCAAGGGTCGTATGATGTGGGAGATGGCAGTAGATGGTGCATCTGACTGGTATCAAACATCTGAAGGTCAGCAGAAGATTACACCTGAGATGTACCTACAATGGTATGCAAAGGAAACTGCACCAAAGAAGAAAGAGAATCTTCCAAGCCGTCAGGTTTATATGTATGACGAGGCTACAGTCCAGGGCATTATTACAGACACAATCTCTAAAACATTAGGACGTAAGCCTACAGATAGCGAAAGCAAAGACTTTTATACAGCAATTCAGAAGATGATTGAAGAGGGAACTGTTACAACTAACAAGACCCGCATCAATCCTGAGACTGGCTTGAAGGAAAGTTACTCAGTTACTGAGCCAGGGTTTAGTCGTGAAAAGGCAGAAGCATTTATCCAGAGCAAGATTACTGGAACAGAAGACTACGAAGAGAAGAAGAGTCTTGACTTCGTTGACTTCATCCGAGGAATCAGGTAGGAAGTATAGTGGCTGACACAAAAGAACAGATTGCATACGACCAGGAACTTGCTTCTCTCAACCAGATGAAGGGCATCCCTTCACTTAAGGTTGCCTATGATGCTGCTCTTGCTGCATTCAATAAGAAATATCCTAATGGTCGTCCAGGTACATCATCATCAACTGGTGCCAAAGCAGCATCATCAAAGGGATTAACACAGGCTCTTATTGATAGCCGTCCTGATGATGTTAACTTACGTCTTGCGTGGGAAGCATTCCTTGCAGATAACCTTACTGACGCAGAGCGTTACTGGCGTTCAAGTAAGTACTTCACAGAAGTATCTGACTTATCACAGTCACGAGGCGAAACCAAGTTAGGTCGCCCAGGGGTATACGCACAAGACCTTTCCAAGTATCGCGCTGCTCAGCGTGTGCGTTTGGCTCAGTCTGGAATTACATTAAGTGAAGCGCTATTCAATACAGTAACCGAAGATGCTTACCTTGGCGGATTGTCTGACCAAGAACTAGATGTCAAGGCATTGGCTGCATTCCAGGGAAAAATTGGTGGCAACACCCTTTCTCAGGTTAACTCACTTAAGTCATATGCAAACTCATTCGGTATGCAGTACGACCAAAATACTTTTGATACTTACTCACGAGATATCTTTGCTGGATTGACAACAGTTGCAGATGTCCAAGAGAAGATTCGTATGGATGCTGCTAGCACATATCCAGTCTACAAAGACCAGATTGATAAGGGCGTAAGCCTTGATGCTTTGGCTTCTGCCTACAAGTCTTCTATGGCTAACATCCTTGAGAAGGACCCAGACTCAATCGGATACAACGACCCTATCTTGCGTCGTGCTTTGCAGTACATAGGTCCAGATGGCAAGCCATCAGTCAAACCACTATGGCAGTTTGAAAAAGAACTACGCAGCACTCCTGAATGGGAATACACAAATAATGCACGAGACACAATTGACTCGTTATCACTTAAAGTTCTTCGTGATTGGGGGCTAGCCTAATGGCATACACAGCAGCACAATGGGCTAGATTACAGGCTGGGCTACCACCAGAGGACAAGACTTCATACGCAGAATATCTTGCGTCGCTTAATCAGAAAGACCCATCTGATGTAAAACTTTCTGCACAGGCTGCAGCAGCAACACCAGCAACAGCCTCTCAATCAAATGATGCAGCCCGTGCTGCTCTAATGAGACTTACATCTGGCGCAACACTAACTGATGCTGAGAAAAAGTTATTAAATATTTCAACAACACCTGCACCAGCAGCGACACCAACTGCTAAGACTGTAACAGGAACATCTTACAAGGGAACTGGCGCTAATAGAATTAAGGTAACATCTTATTCTGATGGCTCAACATCTGAAGAACCAGCACCAGTTGATGTAGTTGTTACCAGTAATCTTCCAGCAGGATTTACTGCAGGGGCATTTCCAAAGGAATTAGAAAAGTTCTTTGGTGCAGCATCTGCTTATCCTGGATATAAGATTGATTCTTTCACAGACAAAGATGGAAAGGTTTACTACCAACTATCTGTTGCTACTGGACCTAATTCATCTCAGACATTCGGTGCTAGATTTGCCAAAGATGCAGCAGGTGGATGGACGACATACAGTTCAACAACACCTACAGCCACAAATACATCATCTACAAATGGCGCAACATCTGATGAGATTGCAAATCTTAAGGCACAACTTGCTTCACTTCAGAATCAAAACACAGCAGCAGCAAATATTGCAGCAGCCAACGCAGCCAAAGAAACAGAGTCTAAGCGCCAGTCAGTTATTGCAGTTCTTACTGACCGCTTTAATAAGTATGGCTTGAGTTCACTAGTAACAAAGATTCGTGACCTAGCAGTAGATGGAGCAACAGAGGCTACTATTACTCTTGCTCTTCAGGAGACACCTGAGTATCAGCAACGCTTTGCTGCTAACTCAGAACGTCTTAAGAAGAATCTTCAGGTGCTTACACCTGCAGAGTATCTCAACCTAGAAGACGGATACCGTCAGGTTCTACGAGCATACGGACTTAAGCAGTTTGACACAGATGAGTATGTCCGTCAGTTTATTTCTAATGACGTATCAGCAGCAGAACTATCTGACCGCGTAGTAACAGCAGTACAGCGTGTACAGAATGCTGACCCATCAGTATCAAAGCAGTTGCGTGACTACTACGGTATCGGCAATACTGACCTTGTTGCATATGTTCTTGACCCTAACCAGCAACTACCTAAGATTCAACGTCAGGTTGCAGCAGCAGAGATTGGTGCAGCAGCAGCGGTACAGGGAATCACAGCAGGAGTATCTGTTGCAGAACAACTTGCTGCACAAGGAGTCACACAGGCTGAGGCTCGTAAGGGTTATGCGACTATCGCAGACATCCTGCCTACAGCAGAGAAACTTTCAGCAATCTATGGTGGAGTTGAAGCAGGTTACGGACTTGGCGAAGCAGAGCAAGAAGTATTTAATTCTCTTGCAGAAGCACAGCGCAAGCGTGAACGCTTAACATCACGAGAGATTGCAGCATTTAGTGGGCGAACAGGTATTGCCCGCACAGGTCTGACCCAGACAACACAGGGTCAATTCTAAGAATCCTTGACGGACTTACCAGCACCGTCAGGCGTATAAGACTGGAAGCAGAAGCCGACCTACTCCCCCTAGTAGCAATCGTGGTCTGCGAACTAACAACGAATAGAAAGGGTGGTTGCTATGAGCAACAACAATTACTGGGATGAAGACGACGACGACCTAGATATGGATTCCACAGCCGAAGGCGGAGACTTAGTTAAAAAACTAAGAAAAGCCAAGCGTGCTGATGAGAAGCGTATTAAGGAACTTACCGAGCAACTTGAGACATTTACCAAGTCGCAGCGTGAAAGCACCGTCAAGCAAATCCTGGAGAAAAAGGGAGTTAATCAGAAGGCTGCACGCCTTATCCTAAAAGACTTGGAAGGCGACTTCTCAGAAGATTCAGTTTCAAACTGGCTTGATGATAACGCTGACCTCTTTGGTTTACAGGTGCAGGACACTCAGAAAGAACAAAATCTTTCAACATTGCGTCAACAGGACACAATTGCACAGAGTGCCATAACTCCCGATAGAGCAGAAGACTTTGAGTTGCGTCTGAACAATGCTAGCAGCACAGAAGACATCATTGACTTGCTCCGTTCGCAGCAGTAATTATCCGTTCATAGTCACTTGGAGGTGACCAAACAATGTCCAACCAATATACAGATACCTCTAGCACCTCGCTAGGCGGTACAGTAGGTGGCGCTGGTCTCGTACAGAAGGCGTATGACCGCCTTCTAGAGTTTGCTCTCCGTTCAGAACCACTAATTCGTTCTGTCGCAGATAAGCGTCCAGCACGCCAAGCATTCCCAGGACAAACAGTTGTCCTACAGAAGTGGGTTGACCTTGACCAGTCAACATCAGCACTTACAGAAACAGTTGACCCAGATGCAGTTGCATTGTCAACACCAACAACAGTTACAGTAACTCTTCAGGAGTTCGGTAACTCTGTTCTTGTAACTCGTGCTCTACAGTTATTCTCACTCGCAGACGTTGACCCAGGTATTGCAAACATCATTGCTTACAATGCTGCAGACTCAATTGACGCAGTAGCAATGACAACACTACGCTCAGGTTCAAACAACATCTACGCAGGTAACGCAACAGCAGTTGCAAACGTAGATGCAGCAGACACAATTGACTCAGCAGACATCCGTCGTGCTGTAGCAAAGTTGCGTGCTAACAAGGCTAAGGCTCGTCGTGGCACAGCATACTGGGCTGGAATCCACCCAGAAGTTTCACACGACCTTCGTGCAGAGACAGGCAATATGGGCTGGAACTTCGTTCACGCTCAGACAACACCATCTGTTGACAAGATTTGGGCTGGCGAAATCGGACAGTACGAAGGCGCATTCTTCGTAGAGTCTCCACGTCTTTACTCAAGCAAGTCAGGTGCAGACCAGACAGCGCTAACAACAACAGCAGTAACAGTTGCAGGAACATCAGCAGGATTCACATTCGGCGTTGCTTCATCATCTGTTATCGCATCTCGTGCAGAAGTTGGCGACAAGATTGCAGGAACAGGTATCGCTTCAGGCGCACTTATTTCTGACATCTCAACAACAGGTTCAACAACAACAATTACTGTATCTATTGCTAACACAGCAGCAGTTACAGCAACAACAACTGTAACTGTAACCCCAGTAACTCGTGTCTTTGACACAATCCTCTGCGGTTCACAGGCTATGGCTGAGGCAGTTGCTGAAGAGCCACACGTCGTTATCGGTAACGTTACAGATAAGTTGATGCGCTTCCGCCCAATGGGTTGGTACGGCGTACTTGGCTTCGCTGTATACCGTGATGAGGCTCTATACCGAATCACATCAGGTTCATCAATCGCTGCTCTCTAATTGAGTTGATTGACTGTAGGGCTAGGGAAACCTAGCCTTATGGTGAGTTCACTAAGGAGGACTAATGGCTAACTGGACTTTTACAACACCAACAGTATTAGAAGGACCAATTGGCGAAGGTCGCTTATTTGACTTCTATCGTCAGGACAGAGGCGTAACAATTGTTATGCAACCTTCTGGAACTTATAAGCAAATTCGTTATCCAATGGATGAAGACCTTGCCCAATATCCACAAGTCTACAGAGGTGGCTATAACCACACAGTAGATGATGCAACAAAGGCAGCACTTATTGCTGGCAATGTAGGAATAACAGAAGCAAACTTCGTAGAACAGTAGGGGACAATGGAACATATCCATATCAGTAAGGTTCTTGAATTTGGATTTACAGAGACGCACGACTTCAAAGCAACACTATGGGGTTGCTCTCTCTGTGATGCAACACAAGACAAACCATTTGAACACGAAGATATAGAGATTGACCACACCAACTGTGATGATGATTGTTTTGGTTGCAAGGTCAAGACATTAGAACTTAATACTGGTGACGCTAATAGTAAAAAGACTATGAGCAATAAGAAGTTCAATTCAGAATTGAATGCTTACAGGGAAGCAAGAAGCCAGGGCATTCAACCATCAGGTACGACTATGACCAAGATTGAAGAGGCTTACAAAGCCTCAGAAAATCTAGGCAAAGCCTACAAGGGTGAGAGTATGCCTGATGCAAGCAAGATAGATAAATCACTAGCAAAAACTATGAATGAACTGGGAGCATAAAATGATGGGTAAGAAGATGGCTGGTAAGGCTGGCAAGATGTACAAGAAGGCAGAGAAGATGGAAGAAATGGCTATGAAAATGAAGATGGCTAAGAAGTCTCCTGCTAAGAAGGCAGCAGCAAAGAAGATGGGCAAGAAGAAGTAATGCCAGTTCGTAAGCCAGGCAAGTGCCGTAAGTGCGGAAAATCAGACAAAGCGTGTAAGTGCTAATGAAGAAGAACAAAGTTGAGAAAGTAATGGGCGAGTTTAAGCGGGGAACACTTCACTCTGGAAAGGGTGGCAAAGTTGTTAAGTCTCGCAAACAGGCTGTGGCTATTGCTCTCTCTGAGGCTGGAAAGTCAAAAGCGAAAAAGACAGTTAAGAAGGCGAATAAAAAATAATGCAAAGAGACCCTAGACTAAAGCGAGCAGGAGTGTCAGGCTTTAACAAGCCTAAGCGCACACCAAGTCATCCAACAAAGTCACACGTTGTTGTGGCAAAAGAAGGCGATAAGGTCAAAACTATTCGCTTTGGTCAACAGGGTGTGACAGGGGATAGACAACCAACTGCACGTCAGAAATCTTTTAAGGCACGTCACGCAAAGAACATTGCCAAAGGAAAGATGAGCGCAGCCTACTGGGCAGATAAGGTGAAATGGTGAAGAAGAAAGCATTCTGGGATACAAAGAATCCTAAAAAGAAATCAACTCCTTTGACTCCAGCACAAAAGGCTAAGGCAAAGGCAGCAGCCAAGAAGGCTGGTCGTCCTTACCCTAACCTTATTGATAACGCAGCAGCAAAGCGAAAGGGTAAATAATGGCAACAGGTACAGCAGGTAGTTCTTTTACTAGTGAACTCAACCGCTTGGCTAATGGCGGAACTTACCCAGCAATCAGCGCATATGTTGCTCCTACTAAGGCTGCAAATGTTTATGCTGGAACAACTGGCTTGGCACTTATTGGTGCTTTGAATCTTAAGGCAGATGCTAACCGTCAGCCAGATGACTACAAGGCATTGGGTGGAATCTGCAACGAACTAGCAGGAACAACAGACTTATCCCCGACTGATGCCTTAAGGAGTATTAACCTGTGACAACACTAGCAAACCTTATTGATGAAGTTCTCATCAATCTCTCAGGTTATACATACCAGCAGGAGCGGTCAACATATCTGACTCAGGCTGTTACAACTTTGACCTCACCAAGTTCTAACCCTACTATCTTAAGTCTTGGTTCTACCGACAACGTAGGTAAAGGTGTCCTTGAAATTGATGAGGAACTATTGTGGGTTGACTCATTTGACCGTATTGCTAACACGGCAACCATTGCTCCCTATGGTCGTGGGTATCTAGGTACATCAGCAACTACTCACGCAGTAGATGTCAAGGTAACAGTATCGCCAATCTTCCCACGCTTCTCAGTCAAGAAGGCTATCAACGACACTATCCGCGCTATGGGAAATCAGTTGCTTGCAGTCAAGCAGACTTCTTTCACATTCAATGCAGCGGTAAACACATATGGTTTTAATGACTTAAACATTGACAGAATTATTCGTATTGACTGGCAGGATGTAGGACCTACTGAGGAATGGATTCCAGTTCGTCGCTGGGACTTTGATTCCTTTGCAGATGGTTCTGTGTGGGGCTCAAATGCTCAGACAATAACAATGAGTGACTACATTACTGCAGGTCGCATAGTCAAGGTTACATACCTAACTACACCTTCAGCGTTAGAGAACTCATCAGATGTATTTACAACAGTAACTGGCTATCAGGAGTCAGCAAAGGACATTGTTGTTCTAGGTGCTTCGTACAGACTACTGACATACCTAGACCCTGCTCGTGCAGCACAGATAAGCCCACAGGCAGACGAGACAGATGGCAAGCGCCCATACGGTGCAAGCGCATCTGCAACCAAGCAACTTTACGCACTCTACTCACAGCGTCTGCGAGAAGAGATTCAAGCCCTCCAGGGTCAATATCCCCCACGAGTTCACTACAGCCGATAGGAACCTGAATGACAACACGCAAATACTCCTCACGCTCTCAGCAGACAACCCTGACTGGAGCAGTTACATCTGGTGCTACATCAATGACTGTAGTTTCAGGCACAGCACTCTTGGGTGGTGTAACTATTACAGCGGGAACAACCTTCACGCTTGTACTAGACCCCGATACAGCCATTGAAGAAATTGTAGATGCTACCGCGAACTCTACTAACACCTTCACAATAACCCGTGCCATTGATGGCTCATCAGCCCAAGAGCATTCGGCTGGTGCAGTAGTTCGTCATATGGCAATTGGTCGTGACTATCGTGATGCAAACTTACACGCTGAAGCATCTGCTTACTACAATGATGGTTCAGGTACTGGTCATACAATGCACGGTATTGGTTCAGGTGAAGGTGATGTAGTAGGTACGCTTAAGACACAAACTCTTACTAACAAGACTCTTACAGCGCCAACTATCTCTGACCCAACTATTACTGGCACAGCATCTGCTGGTGCAGTACTGGTCTTTGAGGGTACAACTGCTGACGCATACGAGACAACCTTAACTGTAGTTGACCCAACACAGGACAACACAATCACATTGCCTAACACAACAGGCACAGTAACTATTAATGATGCTACTCAGACTCTCACCAACAAGACCATTACAAGTCCTATTATTGGCGGTAGCCCAGTCATTACTGGTCTTTCATCTGTTGGTATGTCAACATCATCTGCTACACCAAAAGATTATGTAGACAGCATTTTAGGTTCAGCAACTGCAGCAGCAACATCTGCAGCCAGCGCTGCAGCCAGCGCAACTGCAGCAGCCACAAGCGCTACAAGCGCAGCAGCCTCAGCCTTGGCAGCAGCATCTTCTGCTACAGCCTCAGCGACATCTGCTAGTGCAGCAGCAACTAGTGCTACCTCAGCATCAGCATCTGCCACAGCAGCAGCGACGAGTGCAACTAGTGCAGCAGCAAGTGCAACCGCTGCAGCAACTTCAGCCACATCTGCTGCAGCATCTGCAGTAACTGCTGCTAACTCAGTAGCCACAATTGCAGGATATGCAACAACTGCTTCTAACTCAGCAAGTGCTGCTGCTACCTCTGCTACAAGCGCTGCAGCCAGCGCAACTGCTGCTGCTACATCTGCAACTTCATCTGCTACATCTGCTAGCGCTGCAGCAACATCTGCTTCTAGCGCTGCAACTTCTGCATCTTCTGCAGCAACCTCTGCTGCTAGTGCAGCAACAAGTGCAGCCTCTGCTGCTGCTGCAGTTGCAGCATCATTTGATGCTAAGGGTGACTTACTAGTAGGTACAGGTGCAGCAACATTTGACCAACTAACAGTTGCAGCAACTAATGGTTATGTTCTAAGCGTTAACAGTGCAACTGCAACAGGACTTGAATGGTCCCCTGCTAACGCTGGTGATATTACAGCGGTATCTGCTGGAACTGGTTTGACAGGTGGAGGAACAGCAGGTGCAGTAACAGTATCTCTTGATACATCATCTGTGTATGTAGTTCCTTCACAGTCAGGACAATCTGGCAAGTACTTAACTACAGACGGAACAACATCTTCTTGGGGTGCTGTCGCTGGTGGTTCACAGGTTAAGATTGATGGTGGCGCACCTTCAACCTATGACTACATTGACTTTGATGGAATGGGTACAAGCACAGCAACAACTGGAACTGTTGTAGTTTCACCAATCACAGTAACAGATGCTGACCCAGGTAAAAGAATCTATGTTGGAACAACAACTCCTTCATCTCCAGAAACAGGAGATGTATGGATTGATGAGTCAACAGACACAGACCCTGACCTACGCACTATGACACTTATGGGAGCATACTAATATGGCAGTCAAAAGATATAATGGAACCTCCTGGGATACTGTCGCAGGTCTAGGCGCTCAAGGCGCAGCAGCAACTTCCTCAAGTATTACTACTTGGGTAAAGACTGCATCAGGTGGTGAGACATCACTAACTGGTAACAGCGACTCATCTACAACTCTTGCCTACACTCCAGGACAAGAACAACTATTTATTAACGGCGTGCTACAAGTACGAGGTTCTGATTACACCGCAACCAACGGTACATCTATCACTGGTCTTGCAGCACTTACTGCTGGAGACATTGCAACTGTTACTACAGTCAATGCTTTCTCCGTAACTGGAGCAGTACCACTATCTACAGTAACTGCTAACGGTGACTTGATTGTTGGTACATCTTCTGGTGCGGTAGGTCGCCTAGGTATTGGTTCATCTAGTCAGGTGCTTACAGTGTCTGGCGGTGTGCCTACTTGGGCTACACCAACTCCTGGCGCTTTAACTAAAATTACATCTGCAACATTTACGACTGTTGCCGATACAGGAACAACATTTGATGGTGTCTTTTCTAGTAGTTACAAAAATTATTATATTATGTTTTCTAATATTGTTGGCTCTGCTGCAAATACAGATTTTAATTTTCAATTACGCAAATCAGGACCAACAACTCAAGCAAGTGCGTATTATGGAGTCAGATTAACTGGTGCAACGGCAACAACAATATCAAATGGAACAGCCTTCAAGTTATTTACTTTACAAACTGAAGCATCATCAGGAGATATGACACTAGCCCGTAACGCAACCCCAACATCTTGGTCATATAAAGGTCTTGAGAGATACCTCAATACAACAATTTTGGCTGCTGGACACAACGACTCTGTTGGCGCTAATTCAGCATTAGGTTTTATCTTATCCGCATCATCTGGAACAATAAGCGGCTTTGTGGCTGTTTATGGATTGGCAGACTAATGACAACTAAGGCAGAAAAAGTAACAGAGTTAAAAGCAGAATATCCAGTCCTGTTAAATGGTAGTGATGAGACTGGCTATACAGAATTAAATGCTGATGAATATGAAGCAAAGATTTCTGAATGGGCTGACAATATATTGGCTAAAGAAGCAGAAGAAACAGCCAAGGCTGCTGCAAAGCAGGCACTACTAGATAAACTAGGTATTACAGCAGAAGAAGCACAACTACTTCTTGGAGGTAACTAATGACACGCAGTAGAGATGTAGCAAACATTGATGGATTGCTAACAACCACAGGTGATACCTATTATGCCTCTGCTGCTGCAACACCAGCACGCTTAGGCATTGGTTCTACTGGTCAGGTACTGTCTGTATCTGGTGGTGTTCCTGCTTGGGTTACTCCTACTAGCGGTAGTATGACATTGCTATCAACAACAACTTTGTCTGCTACAACAACAACTGTTTCTGGTATTTCACAATCTTACAAGCATCTTTATATTGAAATACTTGGAATAGATACATCTGCTTTTAATCCAACAATAAATTATCAAACAAATTCAACGGGCGTTGTTTGGAATGTTTTACAGGCTGCTTCCACAACAGGTGCTGCTTACTACAACACCAGCGGAACAGTCGGCAATGCTCAAAACTATGGTGGCAATTATGGTTCTGGCACAAACAAAGCCGCAATGTGGGTTTATGACTACACAGACGCGGTGAATCCAAAGGTTGGAACATTCACACAAAGATGGGTGAACGAAGGTGGTTCGCCAATTTTGTTCAATGGTCAACTGGTCGCAAATCATACTGCGGCAATGACATCATTCTCAATGGTAGTTTCAACAGGCAATTATGACGGCGGAACTATCAGAATTTACGGAGTAAACTAATGAGCAGACCACAAGTAAAAGAACACAACATTGAAACTGATGAAATTATTGTTCGCGATATGACCGATTTTGAATTGGCAGAGTACGAGGCATTTCAAGAAGCAGAGTTACAAAAAATTGAAGATGCCAAAATAGCAGCACTAGCCAAAGCAGCAGCAGAAGCAAAACTTGCTGCCCTTGGCTTAACAACAGACGACCTTAAAGCGCTCGGATTAAACTAACAACGAAAGGTAGTAACTAATGGCTACAGTAAGTAAGGTGCTGGCTAGAACAGCAGCAGCAACAACAAGCACAACCCTATACACAACACCTGCTGGAACTACAGCAGTAGTAACTAACATTGTTATCTGCAACCCGACAACGGCTGGAGTTACAGCATCAATGACTATCAATAGCGTTGACCTACTAGGTAGCGTCTCTATTGCTGCTAATACTTCTGCCTTCTTTGACTTAAAGCAGGTAGTACCAGCAACACAGGTAATCGCTGGAAGCGCATCATCAACATCAGTTGACTTCCACATCAGCGGAGTGGAGATTGCATAATGGGTCAAACAGTTTATCCTTCTCTTAATTACCCACAATATCCTACTTGGACAACTAACACACGCCCATCAACTTCTGGTCTTGCTAATGGTTATGTTGGATTTAATTCAAGTTCTTCTAAATTAGAAATCTGGAACGGCGCTGCCTGGAAAGATATGCTAGGCGGAACTCCAGCAGCACTAATGCCTTGGGCTGGTACTGCAATTACATTTACTGGAGCAAGCAGCAATGTAAGTGGAGCAGATGTTGCATCTGTCGGCAAAGGTATGGCTAACTCAACAGCATCAACTTCTGCTGTACAAACTGGCGGAACAATGACAATCAATAGCGTGTCACTTGGTTCCTATGATTTTGTTATTAAGAATACATCTACAACTGTTAGTACATTTACTAACTCTGATTGGTTTACAACAACAGCAGATACCCGTTCGGCTTGGGTTGTTGTTCAAGGAGATTTAACTATCCCTGCTGGAGTAACATTTATACCTAGCAACCGCAAATTATTTACTTGTATTTATGTAACTGGAAACTTAAATATTGGTGGAACAATATCAATGGCAAGCCGTGGTTCTAACCACAGCGGTACTGGTGTATCAGGCGGTTCTGTGACTGCTGGTGCAATTCGTATTGCAACTGGAACATACACATCAATTTCAAACCCAGAAGTTCCTGCTGCAGGTGGTGCTGCTGTTGCAAGTAGCACAAACGGTACCGCAGGTACTGGTGGCGGAACAGGCTCTGGTGGTGGTGGACAAAACGATAACGCCGTAGCAGCCCCACACGGTGCTGCTGGAACATCATTCTCTGGCGGAGCAGGTGGTGGTGGTGGACGTTCTTATGGAGGAATTGGAACACCTAACGCTGGTGCTGCAGGTGGAGCAAACGGTGGTGCTGGTGGTGCTGCCCTTCCTGCTGGTGGACCATACCCAACTGCTAACCCTTCATCTGGTGGTTCTGGTAACAACGGTGGAGCAGGTGGAGAAAACGCTGGTAACAATGGTACTGGTGGAGTTTTGTTCATTATTGTTGAAGGAACAATCTCTGGCGCAGGTTCAATTACTGTTAACGGTGCTGCTGGTACCGCTGCTTCTGAGCGCCCTGGTGGTGGCTCAGGTGGTGGAAGTGTTACAGTCTTATCAACAACAGACTCATCAACAATTACACCAACCGCTGCAGGTGGTGCAGGTGTTTCTATTTATGGTTCTACTACTAATGGTGGAGCAGGAACTGCTAGAAAGTTGGCGATTGCATAATGACTACACAAAAATATTTATTTCATAATGTTTATGGTGATGCTCAAAGTCTAATTGACAATAAGCCAGAAGATGTAATTGCCGTTCCATTTGGCTGGGACCCACAGACAGAAGCCATTAGAGATTCAATCTTGAATCTTCTTGGCGTTTCTATTGCTGCATTGCCAGCGGTAGTTGCTTGGCGTGAGGAATATACAACTACATCACCAAGCCCTCTTGACCCACCAAAAGTAATTCCCGCTGGTTGGTTCGTGTTGCATCTTCACAATGTCCCACAATCAGACTGGAACTGGGGATATATCCAATCCGTCATTGACGGATGGGGTGACGAGTTAGATTATTTGTAAGACTTCTTTGACCAGAAGTTTTTAATGTAGTGGTTAACTATAGTTGAGTTGAAGGTTTTATCCTCACGCAACTTATGCTCACCATCTTCATAGTAATCAAACTCAGATTTCCAGTCAGTTCTTTTGAAAGGAATAAGTTGAACTAAAGGTGTTCCTTTTTCAACAACTCCCTCAAAGCCTTCTTTTACCCACATTGGGAACAAAGGTTCAAGGCTTGCCTTATCGCTATCAAGTATTGCTTCAATAGCCTTAAATGGTAGGTTCTTATGACCGACTGGTGGCAATACTAAAACAGAATAACCCTTTGGCGTATTGGGAATCCACTTGTTCATAAACTTAAATACAGAGTTTGTATATCCAAGTGGACTCTCAATATGCTGAGAGTTTTCTCCGTGTTGTTCAAAGACTTCAAGACTAGAACGCCAAGTTATTCTTGGTCCAGTTATAGTCTGTTTGACCTGCACATCTGACCACAATGGGATGATGTACCCAGAGGTTAACATATCTAACATTGGTACACATTTCTTGAATGTAGCGTTAGACATACGATTCTCAAGAATAAACTTTTTTCCATCTGGGTTATCAGGAGAAATCTGATACGGAGTCATATCCCTGTGCCACTTAGGTAGGGCTTGACTGGCTGGAAATGGGCGGTCACACAAATCGTATGAGTACTTATCTTTAGCAATAAAAGTAATTTTTTGAGTCATAGTGTTTAATATACCATAGGCAAAACAGTTTGCTATTTAGGGGGACAAAATGGTAGGACCAAAAGAGACAGTAGCAATTGGATGGTGCGACAACGGAACCACTGATGGCAAGTTCACGGAAGGTCTTATGACCGCTGTGATTGCAGGTGGTTCCAATGGTATGCCTATCCACACAAGCATCCGAGTTCAGGGTAATCAGATAGGTCGTCAGCGTCAAGTCCTGTGGGACTACTGGGCTGACAATATCAAGACCGACTGGATTCTATGGGTTGACTCAGACATTGTTCTGACTTTAGACGTAATGCAAAAACTCTGGCAGACAGCAGACAAGCACCACCGTCCTGTTGTCAGCGGGGTTTACTTCATCTCTAAACAGAATGAAGGAACTCTGATGCAACCTTATCCAGTCTTGTTCAATGATGTATCTGAATTTCAGATTCAGTACCTGCACCCACTACCTGACAACCAAGTTGTCAAGTGTGACTCAGCAGGGTTTGGTCTTGTCTTAATGCACAAGTCTATTATAGAAAAGATGAGAAGCACACATCCTGGCGAGTCTATGTTCTTAGAGACTGGCAGCGCCAATGATGATGAGTTTATTGGTGAGGACATTATCTTCTTTAGAAAGATGAAGAAGGCTGGCATCCCACTACACGCACATACTGGGGCGTTAGTAAAGCATATGAAGAGGTTCTCTCTTGATGTGGATTACTACGCTATGTACTGGAATATGCAAGCAATTAAAAAGAAGATTGAAGAAAGTAAACAACAAACACAAGGAGACTAAGTGGCTGGTCGTGATATTACCGAAGGTCGTGCAACGCGGGCGATTGCGGTTGACGTTGGTGTCGTAGCAACTTCTGCCATTTGGCAAAACACAGATATTGCATACGATACTGCTATTGGTGGTATGCCATTCATCTATGCCATTAGCGACGGACGACCATACATTCGTCAGACTGCACCCTTTAAGAAGGAACAGTTTGATAACCAGACAGAACCAGGCGAGCAGTCACTTACTGGTTGGTGGATTCGTAGTCAGTCATCATTCCATTATGGAGATGGCATTACATTCTATGACCCAGCCACAACCACATCCAACTCACCTGACCACTACCGCTATGCAGAGTCTAAGGGTGTAGATGTCTGGACACCAGGACAGGTAACTCTCCTTAATGATGTCAACGTTGGTCACATAACAACTGGTGATATCCAAGCCAACGGACGAGCCAACCAATACTTACGCTCTATCAAGTGGAACAACACATCAGGCGTGCTACTGGCAGATGAGTACGACGTTGACAAGATTGATACTACTGGAACTGAAACACACTTCATCAACTACAACGCTGGTACAGACTCACCTGTGTATGCCATCTGTGATGATGGAACATATGCCTTCTGGATTACCAATACATCAACCAAGAAGACTGTATACAAGAAGCCTTTGACTGGTACCTCTGCATCTACTGCAGATGTGACATTGATGTTTGATGAAATTGGCACCATCTCTAACGCAACAATGGAGTACGTCAAAGAGCGTATTGTCCTATGTGCTGACAACAAGGTATATGAGTTTGCTCCATCTGCTGTGGCTATGCCTACTGCTGTATATACGCACCCGTCATCTACTCACGTCTTTACATCAGTAGCAGCATCTGGTGCTGCCATCTATGTTGCTGGGTACAACGGCATCCAATCAACAATTATTAAATTTACTTTGTCTACCGCTGGTGTAATGCCAACTCTTACCTCAGCCATTACTGCAGCAGAGTTTCCTGCTGGTGAAGTAGTACACAAGATTCACTACTACCTTGGCTATATGATGATTGGAACTAGTGAGGGTATCCGTGTTGCTCAAGTAGGAGACGACGGAAGCCTGAATTATGGACCTCTAATTGTAGAAACATCTCAGCCAGTCTATGACTTTGCATCTCGTGACCACTATGTCTGGTGTGCTACAGGTGTAGATGGTGAACCAGGTCTTATTCGTATTGACTTAAGTGCTGAGATTGAACCGCTTCGCTTTGCTTGGGCTAACGACCTTTATTATGGCGGTGTAACAGGACGTTATACAACAGCCTGTGCTTTTGCTAATGGTACTGACCAACTAATCTTCTGTAGCAACGGAGATACAGTGGGTGGAACCATTGTCAACAAGGCAATGACATCAGGTGTTGCAACATTGACAACCGCATCTAGCCACGGTTTAGTAGCAGGTGACTCAATCTGGGTTGAAGGAGTTGACTCTAACTTCAATTCAACTACAGGTCCTTGGACTGTAACATCTGCAACCACAACAACATTTACCTATACAAGTGCAGTCACAGCAACTGTTGCATCTACTGCTGTTTCATCTGCTACTGCTGTAGTTAATAAACCTGGTGCTGTTTATCTTGAGGATGAAACACAACTGATGCCAACTGGTTACCTACAGACTGGCTACATTAGATTCCAAACACTTGAGCCTAAAAACTTTAAGCGTCTTGTTGCCCGTGGTGATTTCACTTATGGCTCTATGACTTTAGAAACTGTTGATGCAGATGGTCTTGAGTATGACCACATCTCCTATGACGTATCAGTCCCACCTATTGAGGTAACTACATCTCAGCCACAAAGCGCACAAGAGTATGTTGCCTATAAGTTTATTATGTACCGAGATGGAACTACCCCATCATTGGGTCCTATTATGAAGGGCTATCAGGCGAAGGCAACTATTGCTACACCTCGCCAGCGAGTAATGAGATTTCCCGTCTATTGCTACGACGTGGAGACTGACAGATACAACGTGCAGGTTGGATACGAAGGCAGAGCCTTTGACCGAATTGCAGAACTAGAATCCATTGAAGAAAATGGTGACGTTGTAACTTGGCAGGACTTAACCACAGGCGAATCTCGCCAGGTTGTCATTGAGCAAATTTCATTTACCCGCCTAACTCCACCTGACCGAGGCTTTACTGGCTACGGTGGTGTTATTGAGATGACCATTAGGACCGTATAAATGACCGCAGCAAACTGGGCTGGATTAATCGTATCTGTAATAGCAATCGTAACTGCATTTGCAGGAGCGGTTCGTTGGTTAGTCAAGCATTACCTCTATGAACTCAAGCCAAACTCAGGTTCAAGTCTTAAGGATTCTGTCATAAGACTTGAAGAAAAGGTTGAGATTCTCTACCAGATTTTAATTCAACAAGGAAAGAAATGAGCAATGAAACCTGTAGCCAAGAAAGCCACACCTGCTGCAATTGCTGTGCTCCGTCAGGCGACGGCTCTATCTCCAAGGAGAAAGAAAGTATCAGATGGTTTACTCCCTTCTGCTGCTCACCTCAAAGCCAGTCCTGATTCTGACCACAACACAGGGCTTGCAGTAGATTTAACTCACGACCCAGCAAACAACATTGATTGTGCTGAGATTTATGAAGAGTTGAAGAAAGATAAGAGAGTTAAATATCTAATCTTCAAGGGACAGATATGGATTCCTGGTAGAGGTGACAAGCCTTATACTGGCAGCAACCCACACAACAAGCATTTACATATATCAATTAAGGATAACTGCGGAGATGACACATCCCCTTGGTTCCCTTGGTTAGACAAACCAGTTTACAAAACTGTTGACCAAGCCAGGTTAGCAGCCTTAAGACTGAAGCCCCTACCGAAAAAGAAGGAAAAGAAATGAAAGCACTAATCAAGAAGTTCATCACCCCAAAGGATGTCGCTGCGATTAAGTCTTACCTACGAGCCTTGCTTGCATCAGCAATCACTATGGGTATCGCTTTGCTTACAGATATGAAGCCAGAGTACGCAGTACTTATCGGCGCATTGGCTGCACCATTGGCAAAGTGGGCAGATAAGAACGAGAAGGCATTCGGGCGAGGCTCCGACGAGTAACCTTTAGAAGCCTTCCAAGGCTGTTTTAAGACACAAAGACCCCTCGGCTTAGTAGAAATACTAGGCTGGGGGGTTCTTTTTGTTTTTCTATGCAGGAATTACCAGCGGAATTAGATAAAGGTTGAGTCGCTCTGGCTCAAGTTTGATAACCAAGTCACGCTCCTGAGTGTCCTGTCGTACGTTCCAGACTGGGATGTCCCCTGCTAGGTGCGAGACTGGGATGATGGCTGTGGCATCTGAGAACCTGAAGCAGATTCTATGGAAGCACTCTTCCCCATCTGTGTACGGTGGTGCGATAACTAACTTCTGTAACTTCTCAAAGGGAAAGACTGCCCCTTCAGATAGTTGAGATTTCAACCACTTGATTTCTAAGTCACCTATGTAGTTCTCACGACCATCACCCCAAGCCTTAGTCAGGTGAAAGTCTGAGAAGTAAAACCTTGGTGTTGAGTAGTATCTCCAGTCAGGATAGATACTTGATAGGTGGTAGGCAGCAATCTGTTCCTTGCGCCCATCATCTGCGACTTGCCGAATAGGTTCCAATTTGCATTCTCCTGTCAGTCGTGTATAATTAATATATATAATAACATATATAATATATATAGGGGCGAAGCCCCTTATATA